ATTACAAAAACAACAATCAGCAGCAGAAGTTAAAAAAGATGAATATCTTAAAAGTGTTGAATTATTAAAATCTCTTATACATGAAAAAGGGACCAAATCTGATTTAACCCGTATACTAGCAGTAGGTCTTTTAATTGAAACTACAGATTTTCTTAATATACCATCAGACCGTAAAAAAATGTTAAAAGAAAATATGAACTGGTGTAATTTACAATACGAAAAATATACAAATGAAAATTAGAAACATTGAAAAATGGACAGAGGAATATTATCCTACAAAAGAAAAAATTAAAAGAACAAAACCTCGCAAAAAAGATTTGGATAGACCAAATAAAGGTACTACAGTTAAACGAATTAAAAAATAAATTATGGCTTACGAAAGACAACTAAATGAAGCAATGGAAAGATTAGACCAAGCTTTAGCACAATTAAGAAATTTAATTAAAAGAGGACAAAACCAAGATGCTATCCGTTTTATGGAAGAAGGAGCACTTAAAGAACGTTTTGAAGAATTACAAAATATGATTAGTATTTCACAGACAAATGGTATGGGATCTAGAGGGACAGCTAATGGTCCTGGAATGTTATAAAATAAATAAAAGTTATGTTATCAGCAGAAAAAATCCAAGCAAATTGGAATCGTTATATAAGTGTAATAGGAACATGTTTTTCAAAAGAAAGAACAGACATATTATTACCATTCTTAGACAAATATAAAGAAAGAATGATGATGATGCCTGCCTCAAGTAAAAATTGGCACCATTCAGCATTTGCAGGTGGTTATACTGACCATGTTTTACGTGTGTATGATTGTGCAAATGAATTATATAAAACGTGGAAATCAATGGGGGGTGACATTTCCACATACTCTGTCGAAGAAATGCATTTCGCAGCATTATTCCATGATTTAGGCAAGATGGGTCAACAAGAAGGCGAGTATTATCAGCCCAATGATTCACAATGGCATATGGATAAATTAGGTCAAATGTATAAGTTTAACACTGATATTCCAGCAATGAAAGTCCCAGAACGTTCATTATTTATCTTACAGGAAATTGGTTGTAAAGTAACTCAAAACGAATTTATTACAATTAAAATTCATGATGGTTTATATGACGATTCAAATAAATTTTATTTTATGTCTGGTCAAAAAGAAACTAGATTAAGAACACATTTACCATTATTAATGCATCAAGCAGATCATATGGCTGCTCAAATTGAATTTGAGTTATGGAATAATTCAGCTAATCCTTCTTCTAAACCAGCAAATGCTACTAAAGGTGATAAAACACTTAGAACAGCTAAAAAAATAAAAGTAGAAAATAACCCAAAATTAGCATCAGCAACATTAGATGTTATAGACTCATTTTTTAAAGATTAATTATGATAACACTTAGTATTATATTAGCAATAGTAATAACGGCTTCTTTTTTTGTTATTAGAAATTTAATAAAGAAAAATGAAAGATTAGAAGATTTTATTACAAAACAAAGTGAAGCTATCACTGCTTGTGATGTAAGATTAAAACAATTAGATCAAAAAGGTTCATTTATAGCAGATGATGAAATTGGTTTTTTCTTTAAAGAAGTAGAAAAAATTCAAGAAGCTCTAAACGAGTTTACCCTTAAATAAAAATTAGTAAAAACCACATGTCAAACAAACTTAAGTATGCCCCTACTCCTCCCCCAGAACCAGTAGTAGTTGAATCTCTTGAACCACAAAAGAAAAAAAGAGGAAGAAAAAGAACAAAAAAACAATATTTTACACCAGATACAGACGCAGCTATAAAAGAATATTTAGCTACATCAAATCAAGACGATAGAGATAATATATTTGCTCAAAGAATACATTATCCCTTCTATAAATTAGCCGAAAATTTAATCCACACATTCAAATTCTACTATACAGAAGTAGATGATTTAGAAGATTTAAAACATGAAGTAATTTGTTTTCTTTTAGAAAAATTAGATTATTTTAAACCAGAAAGAGGTACAAAAGCATTTAGTTATTTTTCAATTGTAGGTAAAAATTATCTTATATTATATAATAATAACAATTATAAAAAGAAAAAAGCTAAAGTAGATATTTTAAAAGCAGATGAAGATGATGGTGTTTTACATCAATTAGGTAGAGATGGTCGTAAACAAGAAATAAAAGACTTTATAGATTACTTTACAGAATATATTGATAAACACATGTTTACTATGTTTAAAAAAGATAAAGATAGAAAAGTATGTGATGCTATTAATGTACTTTTTAAACGTAGAGAAAATTTAGAAATTTTTAATAAAAAAGCTCTATACATCTATATTAGAGAAATGACTGAAGTAGAAACTCCTGTTATTACTAAAGTAACTAAAGCATTAAAAAAGGTATATAGACAACTATATAATGAATATGCTGACACAGGTCATGTAAGAATCTAAAAAACTCCATATTTATAACAAAACAATATGGATTCATTAAATCAAGTATTATTCGATGATAAATCTTTTGGGGACTTACTAAAAGAAATTCATGGTAACCAAAAGAAAAAAGCAAAACAACTTGCTTCTTTAATTGCTGAATTACGACCTTTAGTTCAATCTTTAGGTGATGCTACTGTTGTAGTTCCACTAATAAAAGAATATATGGAAATTAGCGTCAAAAATGATGATCAATTAATAAAAATGGCAGCTATTGTACAACGTTTATCTACAGGTGCTGCTTCAACAGGAGATGGTGGTTTATTAACAGCTGATGAAATGGATCAACTAATGGATGTAGCTGAAGAAATAGCTAAAACAGTTGAAAAACCAAAAGAAATAGAAGCACCTACTCAAGAAGAAATAGAAAAATAAATGGCTGCGATACTAGGAAAAGGAACAAATAATTCTAATAATACAGGTGATTCAAACAGTGTATTATCTGTAAGAGTAATAGATATTATTTTAAATATATCTCACCCTAGAGCTGAAGAATTTGGAGGTTACGATTCTATTGGAACTATATTTTATGGAGATGTTTATGAACAAAATCAAACATCTACAACTAGATTAATTCCTCATGCTAGACCTTATTTTTCCTTTATAAAACAATACCCCTTAAAAAATGAAATAGTACAAATACTTAATGCTCCTACTAAAGATTTTTATGATGAAAAGGATTCAAATCATAAATATTATTTACCTAATGTAAATATATGGAATCACCAACATAATAATGCATTACCTAATTCTTCTTATTTTATAGAAGATGAAACAACCCCACAAAATTATAAATTAGTAGCAGGCCAAACAGTAAGAATAGCTGAGGGAGATAATTCAGTAGAAGTTCCCCTAGGAGAATATTTTAATGAAAATTTAAGTATTCAACCCTTATTACCTTTTGAAGGAGATACTATTGTAGAAGGTAGATTCGGTAATTCAATAAGATTAGGAGCCACAGCTAAAGAAGCACCAGATAAAACAGCATATTCTACAAAGGGAGAAACAGGAGATCCAATTACAATTATACGTAATGGTGCTTTAGTAGAAGAAAAAGATAATGGTTGGGAACATACAATTGAAAATATAAATTCAGACCATTCAACCATTTATCTTACTTCAAATCAAGTTTTACCTAATATGGAAATTGTTTCTTTACATTGGCAGTCTTGGATGGCTAAACATGATGAATTACAAGTAGACCAAAAAGATATATTTGATAATATAACTGAAGGTTTTGAAGTTGAAACTATAGAACCAGAAAAACCAGAAGAAACAGCAGATCAAGAATTAGAAGAAGCAACAGAGGAAGATATAGCAGCACAAGAAGAAAAAAATGAAGATCCTGAAGATTGTATAGATTGTGATCAACACGAAGGACCTCTTTTAGTTGTAGATGGAGATGAAGTTAAATATTCATATGAAATTGAAGAGCCAACGGTAGAAGGTACACCACCAGGGGATAATAACACACCCCCAGCGGATCCACCAAATAACTCTAATGAACCCACAGTTCAAACAATGCCCCCTGATTATGGGCCAGAAACTTTTGAAAAAGAAATTTATAAAGAATTTAGAATTATGGAAACAAATTCAAGATTTGATGGAATTTTTATGTGGAGATATGAAATAGAAGAAAAAGATTACCCAGCAGGATCTGTTCAAGAATATGTACAATACGAAAATGGAAGAGGTAGTAGTGATACAAATTTAGATTCTTTAAAAGAAACTATTGATGAGTATATAGAAGAATATGATGATGGTTACAGAATAGATAATTAACAATGAATTTTACAAATAAAATAATATGGTAAGTTGCGGAAATTCAAACACAGGATCAAAAGAACCTGAATTAAGTGTTTTAGATTTATTACTTAAACAAGATAACTTTGGTGATTTTGATAGTGATGGTATAAGTGATGATTTTGGAGTAGAATATCCAGAAGATTCTGAAAAGCCCCCTCATTCTCATTTTCCCGATGGCACTTGTTATAAAGATATAGTTTCTCCAGAACAACAAAAAATAGACGCACAAGAAGCTGAAAAGATGGAAGAAGGAACCCCAGAGGGGGAAGACCAACCAGTAGTATTAACAGGATGTACAGATGTAAATGCTACTAATTTTAATCCTGATGCTACTACAGATGATGGTTCATGTGTATACACACCCTTACCTCCTACCCCTGCTGTTCCCGATCCAACATTGGATCCTCCAGAAGCTTTTAGATCAAAAGCAGATGCTTTAGTATTATCAAAAAAGATAAGAAGTAACGTAGTCTATCCTAGAAATAGAAAAGAACAAACTAATATGAGTAAAAGTGATTGGGCAGATAAATTACTTTATTATAATATACCGGACAATGGAGATGGAAGTGATGGATATATGAGATGGAAACCAGGTATTAACAAAAAAGGTACTCAGTTTTGGTTTCCAGAACCTAGACCTCTTAATGTAGCTGTAAAATACTGGAGAACAGGAGGTTTTACAAATAATTCTCCAATTCAAAACGCTCAATCAGCTACTAATGGAACTTATGAAGTATCTAAAGACGGAATGTACACCGAAGGTTTATGTTCATCAATAAAATATTTAAGCATACACATTACAGGAATAGATGGAGAAGGTAAAACACAAAGAGATCCTTTAGGACACGCAGGAGGTAGATTTTGTATGGCGCCAGAACAAAAAGTAAATGATGAAGGTGAGACATATTGGAAAAACCCATGGTCTACTCCCCCCTATCATTGGTTGTTTAGAGGTGATGGTCAATGTTCACAATTATTATGTGATCATAGAGCAGGCGTAGGAGCAAGTGGAAGAAATAAAAATAATGGTGATAAATTCCATGATACTTCAGTAAGTGTTAATTGGATGTCGTATGGTGCACGTGATTCTACTTATGTAAGGGGTAATGATTGTAAACCTCCTCAAAAAACAACTGCAACATCAGCAAATTTTTTCAAATATAGGGCTCATTTTCCCTCAGATGCACAAATTATAGGTATGGCTAAATTAATAGCTATATACATAAAAAGATATCCAGACATTAAGGTATTTGGTCATAACCAACAATCAACAAGTAGATCATGTCCTATATTTTGGGCACCTAGTTGGATAAGAGCAGGAGGAATACCAGGTTTAAATCAGGCGGGGATAGATAAATTAATATTAACGGGAGGTAATACAAAAGCAAATTCTGAAGCCTCTAATGATTATTCTATAGAACCTTATTTAGTAGATAAATATGGTGCTGACACAATATTTGGAGAAGCAGCAAGACAATTAGCTAAAATTTCTAACCCAGCAGGAATAGGTGGTGGTAATGTTCCAGCTCCTAAATCTAACTCAAACACACCAGTTTCAGCTGATGTTGATAGTTTTGGAAATCCTGTAAAAGGATCTCCTAATTTTAAAGATTTTAGAGATATGGATTGTGATGAATTTAAAATATTTTATTACAATATTAGAAATAATGGTCCTCTTGCTCCAATTAAAAATCTTCAGGCATTTTCATCTGGGTTAGATATAGAAGGTAGAAGTGATTTTGATGATAAATCATATCAATGTCAAGACACATTTTAAAATAAAAAAAATGGCAAATAGTAAAGTAAAAATAACATCAAAACCCGAACAACCTTTTGCGTATCAAGGTAATCAGGTAATTATAAATACTGATAGAGTTGTAATGCAATCTAAAAAAGATAGTGTTCTTGTGTTTGCAAAAGAACATATGTCATTTAGTGCAAATAAAAGTATACATTTTGACACAGGAGGAACACCTAACGATCCAGGAGACAGTTATTTTATTATAAATTCTCCTAAAATAATTTTAGGTTTAAAGGGTCAAAATGATCTTCCAACAGAACCTGTTTTATTAGGAGAAAGAACAGAAGAATGGTTAAAAGATTTATTAGCTGTTATTG